CCAAAATTGAGTCTAAGTCCTTTCATTTAATTCTTATTGATGAGTGCCAAGGTGCAGACGACTTTATGGTTGCTAAGTCTATTTCTCCAATGCTTGCATACTACGCAGGGACTATGGTAAAAACTGGAACACCTACAAACGTTAAAAATAACTTCTACAGGTCTATTCAGATTAATAAGCGTCGCCAGACTTCTAGAGGGGCTAGACAAAACCATTTTCAATGGGATTGGCATGAAGTAGCCAAAATTAATCCTCAATACAGTAAGTTCATTAAAAAGGAGATAACTCGCATTGGCGAGGACTCCGATGAATTTCAAATGTCATACAACTGTAAGTGGATGCTTGAAAAAGGTATGTTTGTTACATCCTCAACTATGGATGAGCTTGGAGACACTAGCCAGGAAATTGTTCGGGCTTGGCACCGTTCCCCTGTGGTTGTAGGTATTGACCCCGCTAGAAAGATGGACTCTACAGTAGTCACGGTTGTTTGGGTTGATTGGGATCGCCCAGACGAATTTGGTTATTACGACCACCGTGTACTTAACTGGCTTGAAATTCAAGGTGACGACTGGGAAGACCAATACTTCCAGATTGTTAACTTTTTATCTAACTACAATGTGTTTCTTGTGGGAGTTGATGCAAACGGTGTTGGTGATGCAGTAGCCCAAAGACTTAAACTGCTTCTTCCCCGAGCCGAAGTTATTCCTTTAAGCAGTAGCCCAACTGAGCAATCTCGTAGATGGAAGCATCTTAAAGCTCTTATTGATCGACGCATGGTTGGATTCCCCGCACACGCAAAGACACGTCGTTTGCGCACTTGGAAACGTTTTTATCAACAAATGACTGATCTAGAAACAAAATTTAAAGGCCCTAATTTTTCTGCTGCTGCCCCAGATGAAGCTCATGCTCATGACGATTACGCGGATTCATTGGCTATTGCTTGCTGCTTAACCTTAGATATGACTATGCCTGAAGCCGAAATGTCCAGCTCGCCCTTCTTTAGATAAATCAAGTTTACTCTGACAAAAAGCCTAATTACTAGGACAATTTTATTGAGGTACCTCAACCTTATACTTAAGGAGATTCTCCCAAATGGCAGAAAACATCGCGCCAGCCCCTCAGATGCCTGAGCGTCCTGGTACAGTTTATGACCGCAATATGAGCGCTGCACTTCCAGGTCAGCGCGGCCCACTTCGTTTTGAAGAGGGTCTTGCAACAGATACAGACGTTCCTACGGAATTCACCAAGGGTGCTATGCAGGGATACATTCCTGCCCCTGGTCGTCCTAACCGTAACCAGAACGTTTTCGAAAAGTTCCCAGAAGAGACAATGCGTGAGCGTGCTCACGTAGGCTCAGCAGCATGGGTGGAAGCACCTTCAGTACTAGTTGACTTTGCGTCACAGGCTTTTGCAGATCATGGCGAAGCAGTATTTGAAGAAGTTTTCCGTGACGGTGGACATCAGTTCCGCTTGAACCCATCTGTCGTTCAGGACTAGTCAACAACCTAGTAACCCCCCTGGATGTTTATGCCAGGGGGGACTAAGGATTTAATCATGGCTCTTATTCAAGGTAAAGCTGTTCAAGAGGGTCCAAGGCAGATTGCTGCTAACCCTAAATTGTGGAATATGTATGTCGCACAGGCAAAAGCAAAATTCCGCGTTTATCCGTCCCCAGCAGCAGCTCACTGGGTTCATTCGCACTACGCTCAAGTTGGCGGCAAATTTGTTCAACGTGAAAGTGAAATTGATCCACGATTTCGTGATTATGTTCAAGAAGAGATGGACGCAAAAATAGCCGCGCAAAAGAAAAAAGTTACCAAAGATGTTGGCATTGCTAATATCCGTGGTGAACGCTACCGAGGCTAATAAACAAACCATGCTATTATTTGTTAGGTCAAACGAGAGAGGCGCTAAGTGAGTATTGATTTCTCACCACCCAGTTATAGGGCGGCATCTTCTGATTTAACTATCTCAATTTCTCCGCTAGGTCTTGTAGAGCTTGCGGATGAAGAGTTTGAGGTTCACGGTCCTCGTCTAAACCGTTATTCATTGAACTGGGCTATGTACCTAGGGCACCACGCGTCTTACCGTCGCCAAGCTGGGGAAACCCAGATGGTAATGAATTACTACCGTGCAATTACTGATTACATCATTAACTTCTCATTCGGCAAGGGCGTTCACTTCCGTAGCCCTAAGCAAACTGAAGGTATTATTCCCGACCTTCTAGAGCGTGCTTGGACAGTAGACAACGATAAAAATACAGTTCTTTGGGAAATGGGACAACAAGGTGGCGTCTCAGGTGACTGCTTTGTTAAAGTTGCTTATGAAGAATCCTATGTTGACACTGTTGGTCGTCAACATCCAGGTAAGGTTCGTATTCTTCCGCTTAATGCATCGTTTTGTTTCCCCGAGTTCCACCCGCATGACCGCGAACGGCTAATCCGTTTCAAGCTAAAGTACCGATTCTGGGGCACCTCGCTTGAAGGAACTCGGCAGGTATTCACATACACCGAAATCCTAACTGATGATGTCATTGAGGAGTACATCAATGATGAACTTATTGACTCTCGCCCAAACCCACTCGGCGTCATCCCAGTTATTCATATTCCTAATGTTCGGGTTTCTGGCTCTCCTTGGGGGCTTTCTGATTGCCATGACATCATTCCTATTAACCGCACCTACAATGAAGTTGCGACAGATATTGCAGATATCGTTAATTACCACGCTGCCCCTGTTACTGTTATTATTGGCGCAAAAGCTTCACAGCTAGAAAAAGGCGCTAATAAGGTATGGGGTGGACTTCCTAAGGATGCCCGCGTAGAAAACCTTGAGGGTGGCGCACAGGGCCTTAGAGGCGCTATGGAATTCATGGCACTAATGAAAAAGACAATGCATGAAATGACTGGTGTTCCAGAAACTGCTCTTGGCATGTCACAGCCTATTTCTAACACATCTGGCGTTGCTCTTTCTATTCAGTTCCAGCCTTTGATGAACAAGTGGCACCAGAAGACTATGCAGTACGGCCGCGGCTTACAGCGAATTAACGAACTCATTATTTTAAACATTGCGTTAAAAGAGCCAGAAGCAATGATGTGGAATCCGTTAATTGACGGAGAGCTCACTAGTGGCGAAGCTGAAATGCTGGATATTAACGATCCACTAACTATTCAAAACTTTGTCCAATTCTTACCACCATTGCCACTAGATAAACTGATTGTACTTAACGAAATTCAATCAAAGCTTTCCCTTGGTTTGGAATCAAAAGCAGGTGCTTTGCGCCATCTTGGTGAAGAATTCCCATACGAAAAACTTGAAGAAATTAGATCTGAACTTATATCTGATGCTAAGGCTGATGGTGCTGTCAAGCTAGTTCAAACTCAAATTGAAAACGAAATTGCTAGCCTAACAGGCATGTTATCTGGTGGTCTTGGCGGACAACCAGTACCTGTAGGAGGTCCTGCTGGGGCCCCTGCTGGAGCGGGCGCAGGAGCACCTGCCCCACCTATGGCTATGCCAGTTCTAGACGATGCGGGTATTGCAAGCCAACAGGCAGAGCAACAACTTCGCGTAGATCTAGTCACAAAGGCGTACGGAACGACTCTACCTAATAGACGAGTTCCGACAAATAACTACTAAACAATACTGTTTTAACAAGACAAAATTGTTTATTAGTACAAAAATGAATATAGAAACAATTGTTCGGTCAGATGTGGTATGGGCAGTAGCCCGATTTGGATAACGACCCAGAGAAAACTAAGGAAATAAGTATGAATCCGTCTGTAAATGCAGATGTGGAAGCCTTTGCGGCTGAAGCAAATGTTACTCCAGTAGCGGCAGAAATGGGCGTTGACGCACCAGCTGCTACTTCAAACGAAACCGGTAACAAGTTCTACACTGAAGAGGACTTGGCACGAGTTCGTAGCCAGGAAAAAGACAAGCTATACCCTCAGATTGACAAGCTCAAAGAAGAGCTTGATTCTTTAAAGCGGGACCGCGACGCTGAACTTGCTGCAAAGCAAGCTGAAGCTGAGGCAGTAGCCGCACAAAAGAAGCAAGATGCTGAGGCTGAACTTGAAGTTCGCGACCTACTTAAGGTCAAAGAACAAGAATGGTCGGAGCAGTTGGAGCGTGAGCGCCAGGAGCGTGAACGCGCCTTTGCTCTTCTGGAACGTGAAAAGACGTATACGGAAATTCAGAACTACCGCAACTCTCGTCTAGATCAAGAGCGGGATAACATTATTCCAGAACTTGTGGACTTAATTAGTGGTAGTACGCAAGAAGAAATTGAAGAAAGTATCCAGGGATTAAAAGATCGTTCTTCCCGCATCCTAGACTCGGCGCAGCAAGCAATGCAGGCTGCACGACGGGATATGACGGGAACACGAGTTACAACCCCTGCTGCTGGACCTTTGGATATCGAAACGGGCTCAAAACAGTTTACAGCTGATGACATATCAGCTATGTCGTTGAATGATTACGCTAAATACAGAAGTCAGCTTTTGAGCCCAGATGCTCAAGGGCGGACAAAGGGCTTGTTCGGTTAACCTCCCTTAAAAACCCAAAAACAAAACTCATAAGGAGTCATAAGTGGCTAGCGCACTAACAGGTACCGGCAATCTCGCCGCGTCCCCAACAGCCTATTCAGGCACAAACTCGCAGCTAACTCAGGCGATTCAGCAAATCTGGTCAAAGGAAATCCTTTTCCAGGCCATGCCGATTCTTCGCTTCGAGCAGTTCGCAGTAAAGAAGACTGAACTTGGTGTTGCACCAGGTCTTCAGATCAACTTCATGCGTTACAACAACCTAGGCTTTGCACAGCCATTGGTTGAAGGTGTACGCATGTCTACAAACGCACTAACAGCACAGCAGTTCTCAATCACTGTTTCCGAACATGGTTACGCACTTGCTGTATCTGAACTATTGCTAAACGCTTCCTTCGACGATGTTATGGCTTCTGCCTCACGTCTTCTAGGTCGCAACATGGCAATTTACCTAGATCAGATTTCTCGCGACACCCTTTACGGTGCCACATCTGTAATCTACGGTGAAGATCGTTCTAACCTATCTGCTGTCAACAACTGGTATGCAGATGGTACAAAGGGCACCAGCCGTGCAAGCATGACTGGTAACTTCAACCTTTCGACCAAGACGGTCAAGGATGCAGTGGAAACCCTTGGAACCAAGAACATCCCACGGTTGGGCGAAACATACGTTGCTTTCGTTCACCCACACCAAAGCCGTAAGCTCCGCGACAACCCAGAATTCATCGAAGTAACAAAGTATGCCGCTCCTGGTAACTTCATGCTTGGTGAAATTGGTCGTCTATACGACACAGTATTTATTGAGACCACACAGGTTCTCAAGGTTGCTGGTGGCGCTGGAACTTCCTACACAGCTGATACAGCAGTTGCTAATCCAACTGTTGCTGCTGGTGGTGGCTACACAACACCTGCTACTTTCACAGGTAACGGCTCTGCAGATCGCTACTCAGCAATCTTCATTGGTGACAACGCATTCGGTCACGCGATCAGCCTTCCGGTTGAACTTCGCGACGGTGGTATCCTAGACTTCGGTCGTGAGCATGCTTTGGCATGGTACTCGATCTTCGGTCTTGGTCTAATCACTGACCAGGCGATTGTTATCGCAGAAACCAACTAGTAAGACCCCCCGAGAGGGGCCTTCGGGCCCCTCTCACCCCTTTTAACAGACACTAACATTGGAGAAAACAATCATGGCAACAGCTAAGGCAAAGCCTACCGACGCCACAGGCCGTGTCCGCGAAAAGCTTATTCACGAAAATGAAGAAGCTATGGTGGAACGAGCCCAAGAAATGGCAATGGCAACAGCTCAAAAAGCAATTAATCTTGAGACTGAAGTTATTGATGCCACTAAGCCTAACCAGGCAACAGTTATCGTTGATGAACCAACTATTTTAGCGCAGGGTGACGAGACCGTTACTATTCGCGTAGTTGAAGATATCGAGCACATGACCTTTGGTGCAGGTAACTATTTCTCATTTAAGGCTGGTCAAAAATACCAAGTTGCTCGCGACTTGGCCCGTCACCTTGAAGAAAAAGGTTATCTCGCTGGAGTTATCTAAGCGGGTGTTGGAGGTAGCGGGCTGCGGCCCGCTATTTCTGTTTTAGGCAACATTTTCCCTATTAATAGGGCATTATTTATAAGAGTGTAGTTAACCTAGGAGCGTTCGTGGCAGTCCTTACAGATCTCTTGTCTAGAGTTCGGTTAGAGCTTGGAGACAATGCTTCGCAGTTTACCACCAATTTAACTGGCGACGGTGCCACTAAAGATTTTTATCTTAATGTTAAACCTGTAGATGCTACTTACCTTAACGTTACTGTTAACGGCGTAGCTCAGGCTAACCCTACAAATTTTACCGTTGAAGAAACTCTTGGAATTATCCACTTTAATTCAGCCTCAACAACTAAAACTGGCTCTGGCGGTGGAAACGGATCGTCAAGCTTTACTGTTTCGGCTACAACTGGAATTGTTGTGGGTATGTCAATAACCGGTACAGGTGTTGCTCCAACCGCAATGGTTTCTTCCATTACTGGTACTAACACTGTAAACGTTTCTGTTACTAATACAGGTACAGTTTCTGGCACAGTTACGTTTACGCAAACTCCAAAAAGCGGGGCTACCATCGTAGTCTCAGGAACCCATTACAGGTACTTTACTACTGCGGATTTAACTACTTTCTTAAATACAGCCGTTACGCAGCACACAGACAACCGTACAGACTCTTATGGTAGCAACGTAAACATTTCAAGTTTAAAGCCCGTAGAAGAGTACCCTGTGGCTCTATTAGCTACTGTAGAGGCTTTG